ATCAGACCTAAGCAAGTCTTTAAACTGCTTTTAAACTCAATTTAATAACCTTTTAAATCAATAAAAAAAATGAAAGCATTAGACAAACAAGAGATACAAGTATATTACGAATGGTGCTATAATAATTATGAAGTACACACTAAGTTAGAACTCAAAGGGCGTGGTATAAAAAAATCAGAATATACTAAAGGTATCTACTTTGTAACCCCTAAAGCACTTGAAAAACTTGAAGCAAAATACACTTGCGCACGTTATGATGTTTATTCATTAAACAACTAATCACAACGCCCTGAGCAAGGCGCAAAAAGGCTCAATATCTTAGTAATAACCTTTAAACCTCAAAAGCAAATGAAACCACTACACAACACCATAAACGACCGCTATATTATCAGCACCTACTTTGATAAAGCTGCAAAAACATATATCACCAGTGTAACTGACAAACACACTTTTGATATTATCAAAGAAAGCAAATCATCTACCTACAACAATGCTAAAACCATACACAAAGCAACCGTACTACACTACACACTAGAAAATAATTAATAACCTTTTAAACACACTATCAAAATGAAAAATATCATTGTAAGTATCGCATAAAATCACTATATTCGCACCACATAAAAAAATGTCAAAAAAATGTCAAACTATCAGCAAGCAATATTGCAACAATCGCCGTACCTTTGCCCTACCAGCGGGGTAGAGCAGTAGGCTAGCTTGCGTGTTTAACTTGCACGAGGTCGATGGTTCGAGTCCAGCCCCCGCAACTAATAAAATATTGTAGTATGAAAATATTAACATTACAAATCAAACGCCCTTACTTAGAAGATATTCTATCAGGTACAAAAACAAAAGAGTATCGTGAAATTCGCCCAAAGAATGCCGATAAATACATTATTCAAAATCCTGATGCTGAAGATGAAGACCAGTGGCTTCAACCAGTAAAGTACGATGCGATTAAGTTTCTCAACGGTTATGCAACCAACCGCCCTGAAGTCGTTATCGAAATCACTAACTCTGAAATAGAACTATCTGTCGATGAAAATGGTGAAGAAATTACCTACGAAGAAGATGGACAAGAGTACATCGAAGCCCAAATGGTTTATACATTAGGCAAGGTGCTAAGCAAGAAAAATATTTAATAACCCTTTAAAACATTCAGCTGAGTTAGAAAGACACAAATCCAAAAACAAATCAACAAACTATCGGGCATTAGTCGAGTAGCCCGATATGGTAGAAATCAAAAAGGTCAAGCGTTGTCAGTACAACAACGTAGGCGAAACGTATATGCTGCTTTTAGAAAACAAGCAGGACTTTCAGCAGGATAACCTATGAATATCTACCAACACACACAGCAAGTAATAGACACGGTTAAGGCTAAAACTAACCGTGTTTTGCTATTTTATTCTTGTGGCAAAGACAGTATCGCACTGCTACACTGGTGCGCTCAAAACTTCGATGAAGTAGTATGCGTATTTATGTACTTTGTAAAAGACCTTGATCATATCAATAAATTCATAAACTTCTCAAAAAAGCAATACCCTAACATCTCATTTATACAGCGTCCTCATTACGCCCTTACTTATATCAATAAATCAGGACTATTCTGTACCCCTCAAAATACACGTATACTCAAACTATCAGATATTATACAATCAGTACGTCTCGAAACACAAATTGAGTACGTATTCTTAGGAATGAAACAATCCGATAGTATGAATAGGCGTATAATGTTACGACAATACGAAATGCAAGCCATTTCACCTACAAAACTCGTGTATCCTTTTTCTCTATGGAAAGACAAAGATGTATTGCGATACATCAGTAATAACCGATTACCCAAACCCATACAATACAGCAATAAAAAAAGTAACGGAATAACCTTTGACCTTGATGTATATCTATACCTACGTGAGCATTATCCTAATGACTTGCGGAAAATATTAGACGTTTACCCATTATCTGAAAAAATACTATTTGATTATGACCAAAAAAACAAAAACAACAAAGGAACTATATAAGCAAAGTGAAACGATCACCATACAACGTTCACAAATAAACTTTGCCCCTTTCAATCCTAAAAGGCATACAGACGAGCAAATTGCACAAATGCGTAAAAACATCAAAAATGTAGGATTTTTAGGAGGCATTATTTGGAATGAACAAACCTCAAACCTCGTAGATGGACACAAGCGAGTAATGTCCCTTGATATTATCCACAAGTACGATGGTACACCCGAAACTGACTACACAATCAAAGTAGAAAAAGTGTCTTTTGACCTTAAAACAGAAAAGGAACAAAATATATTTCAAACGCGCTCGCGTACCGAACTTGACGAAGAACTAATGAGATCACTTATTCCTGATATTGATTACCTCAATGCAGGGCTTGATGATTATGACCTCAATCTATATGCAGTCGATTATTCTTCCTTTGAAGTACCCGACCTATCACAAGCTATAGAAGATACATACGCTCCCATAAAGCAAGAAAAAGACATTGAGCGAGAAATATCCAATGAAGAGAAAAAGCAACAAGTCAAAGAAGCAAAAGAAGCGATCAAACAACAAGCTATTGAAAAAGCCCAAAATTTAGATGCTTACGTAACGCTTTCCTTTGATAACTGGAAAAACAAAGAAGCCTTTATGCTCCGTATGGGGTTTGACCCTGAATTTAAAATGATAAAAGGGGAAACACTATCGGCAAAGGTAGAACGCATAGACTAATAACATTTAATAACTTTTGATATGAAACCCCGTAAGAAAATAGATAACGAAAAATACACCGATGAGGAACTAAAACAAGCCCTTATCAAAGCGAACGGACAGCCTACTAAGGCAGCCGAAATACTTGGTGTTACCTATCCATCTGTATATGGGCGTATTCGTAAAAACCCAGAGTTGGAAATCGTCCAAAAAGCATATCGAGCACGTACATTCAATGATGTATCTAACTTGGTATCTGTTATTGCTATTATGGGCGTTATCCGTGAACCTCTCACTGATGAAGAAGGTACGGTAATACCTAATCAATTCCGTGAAGTGCCAGTAGACTACAAAACACGAATGACAGCAATGCAAACTGTACTATCCACTTTCAAAACTGATGAAGGTATAAAAGAGGAGGTTTCTGTACAAGGTTCTATCGACATCGCTCAGTGGCTCAAAAGCAATAGTAAAAGTAATGATTAAAACGCAACCCGTATATAATCCCTTATATCTGAATAAAGATAAGTTCATTATCATACTTTCAGGAGGTCGAGGCAGTGGCAAGTCGTACAACGCATCTACCTTTTTGGAACGCTTATCTTTTGAAGCAGGGCATAAGATACTATTTAGCCGTTATACTATGGTATCAGCCCATAGTTCTATTATCCCAGAGTTTGAGGAAAAGATAGAAGCAGAGGGTACACAAGCGTATTTTAATATTACTAAAACAGCTATCAAAAACACCTTTTCAGGTTCTGAAATACTCTTTAAAGGTATCAAAACTTCATCAGGTAACCAAACGGCTAACCTTAAATCATTACACGGTATTACCACATTCGTAGGTGATGAAATGGAGGAATGGCTATCAGAAGAGGACTATGAGAAACTAATACTATCAATCCGTCAGAAAGGCAAGCAATTGCGGGTTATCCTCATTCTGAACCCCTCCAATGCCGAGCATTTCATTTATAAGAAGTACATTGAAAAAACGCATAAAATAGTAAATATTGACGGTGTAGAAGTGCAAATATCCACCCACCCCGATGTATTGCATATTCATACTACCTACTTTGATAATATAGAAAATCTCAATGAGCAGTTTTTTAAACAGATTGACGAAATCAAATCCCAAAGTCTCGCACAAGCTACTGATGAACAAGGCAATTTCTCTCAATCTATGTTCAACAAAACCAAATACGCTCAAAAAATCATAGGTCGTTGGGCTGATGTATCCGAAGGCGTTATATTCACCAATTGGGAGATTGGAGAGTTTGACACTTCACTGCCTTATGGATACGGACAAGATTACGGATTTAGTATTGACCCTGATACACTCATCAAAGTAGCCGTGGATAATCGTAGCAAAATCATCTACATTGATGAAAAATACTATAACAACAAGCAATTATCCTCTGACGGGCTTTACCAGCTTAATAGCACTTTGATAGACCGCTCCGATGATCTCATTGTTGCCGATAGTGCCGAACCTCGTCTAATTGCAGACCTAAGAGACAAAGGACTAAATATTGAGCCTTGCGAAAAAGGAGCAGGCAGCGTATCTGCAGGTATAACGACAATGCTCAATTATAAGTTAGTGGTAACGCCTCACAGCTTCAACGTAATGAAAGAGTTAAAAAATTACGCTTGGAATGACAAAAAGGCAGGTATACCCATAGATAACCACAACCACGCTATAGATGCTATCCGTTATATCACAATGAAGCTACTAAGTGGAACAAATAACAACCTATATCAACTCGCCTCAATGATTTAAAAAAATATAGCAATATGAACGAACAATCTATTACACAAGAAGAATTTAAAACAAACGCTACAACTGTAGATATTGAGCCTTACAAACGCCAGTACGATGTAAAAAA